ACCTTCGACCTGTGCTTCACAAATCCCTGACAAGCAAACTCTAACACTGTCACCAGCAGAAGCTGCACTAAGAGCAACTCCAATAGATGATTTGTTTGCAGGGCTCTCGATAACTTTGATGACACATTCAGCACCGCCACCATCAACAACATCGAATGTCACACAATCTCCGAGGCCGATGGCCCCATCTGCGATAAATGTTTCAATCTGACGTCTGTTTGAGGTGTCAACACCAAAAGCGTTACCATCGCTGTCGAGGATATCCAGTTTTTGTAATGTTCTATTTGTAGCCATAATATCCCCCTATTATTTAGTAAGTAAGCCTTGAGAACCAAGATGCTGAATGTACATTTGAAGCCTAGTGCAAATGTTGGCTGATCTAGAAGCAAATCCTGAGATGTGCTCAAAATCTTCCATTTCGAACTGTGCGTCACTGTCAAAAGCAAGTTTCAAGTGATCTGTGTTTAAGAAGTAAGCTCTAATGTCATTAGTACCGTCAGTGACACTGTCAAGGAACGGATCGTAGTACATACGAGCGCCGTGGAACATCAATGCCAAACGACCACCATCAAGCTGGCTTTCAGCCATAAAGCGTTCATTAGCAAAAAGAAGTGCCTTGTAATCTCTGTAGTTTTCAGCAGAAGAGATGATAAGGTTTGGTGATCCACCACCAGGTGTATATGCTTGACACTGAATGTAAAGGTCAGTCATATCAGCGATAGAAAGAGTACCTGATCGCTTGTACTGGTTTTGAAAGGTAGATAACGCTGCCGTATCAATACCACCAACTGTACCTGACTGAGTTCCATAAGCTGCACCAGCCAAGAAACCACCATTTGCACGAGCTGTAGTAGAAGCACGAAGGGTGTTAAGATCAGTAAGTACTGTTGAAGATCCAGCGATAAGTTGCTTTTCAACTTCACGTTGTAGCAATCCCATAACTGATTTCATACGGGCTTCGGCAATAGATACTACTGCTTTTGCACCTTTGTTAGAAAGTTCTTCTTTCTTTGTGATAACGACAGGAGCCACGAAGTCACACCAGTTGAAGGTAGCATTTCTCAATGCATCTTTTACTGCGAGATTGATGGGTTCATAACCGTTAGAAAGTTGTGTAATGGAGCTGTGCTCCGCGAGTATAAGTGGAACGTCAAGTTTTTGTCCACCGTCATAAGTTTCAACACCGCCACTAGATCGCATTTCTTCGAGAAGAGGGACAGCCTTAAATAAGTTGTCTACTTCTTCATCTAAAAGAATACGCAGCGTCGATGATAAAACGTCATTCGATATAGCCATAATGTAATCCTCCGAATAAGAAAGGCTTTGTTTGTTGATTTACTTTGTTTTTGCATCTTTAGCTTTTAAGGGTGTCCGAAACGGATCCTGTATGTAGCGTGTCCACCTTCTTTGATGCATATCAAGTGGGGCTTTCATAAATAGCACAGTTTTTTTCCTATGTTCCAAGTTTTTTTGCTTTTTGTCGCTCGAACCATTGGTA